CTTACAGGTTCTTAACGATCATGACGCTTCTACTACTCTGCATTATGTAGATCCACCGTATGTCCATGATACGCGCTATGAAGGTGCTAAGACTGGCCGTGTCTATCGTCATGAGATGGATGATAAAGGTCATTTAGACTTACTTAACACCTTACTTGAGCTAGAGGGGATGGTAATTCTTTCTGGTTATCCAAGCGAGCTTTATGACGATACTTTGAAAGGCTGGCAGCGTATTGAAACGAAGGCCCGTATTTCTTCAGGTCGTGGTACTGATCTTAGAACTGAATGTCTTTGGTTAAATCCAGCTGCTCAATATAAAGATCTTTTTGGGGGCAGTGTATGAACCTACGTTGGAGTGAAGATCAGCTAGAGAACCATTTAAAAGCCCATGAGAAACGCAAAATTAGCGCCGTACAGCCATCTAAACCAAAAAATGATGCCAGAGTACTAGGCAGACTTAAACAAGGGGAAATGAACCAAACAGAGCGAAATTACGCAGGGTACTTAGAAGGACTGAAAAATGCTGGTGAAATCATCTGGTATGCATTCGATTCAATGAAGTTTCGACTGGCTAATAAGACATTTTACTCGCCTGATTTTATTGTCCTAAAGGCTACGGGGGAAATTGAAGCCCATGAAGTAAAAGGGCATTGGGAAGATGATGCACGGGTCAAGATCAAAGTTGCAGCTGCTATGTTCCCAATTCCGTTTATCGCCGTAACGCGCAATACCAAAAATAATACTTGGGAATACGAATATTTCTAATACATGGGGTGGTCTATGAGCAATCTGGGATTTGAATTTGGAGTCGATAGTTTAGCGTTTGAAGACTCTCCTCGCGCACGCGCGCGTTTCTTTGACGCAAACAAGAAGGCAAAACGCTTTATCAAGGCACGTAATCACTACAAAGCACCAGACTTTGGCCGGATGCTTTTAGACCTACGCAACTTAGGTTTTTCACACGAGAAAATAGCTATGCTTTTAAAAGTAAGCGGATCAACAACAGTTTCAGCATGGTCCACTGGTGCACGTCCTTTTTTCGAGAATGGCGACCAGCTCATTATGCTTTGGCAGGATCAGACTGGTATAGACCGTTTTCCACGTATAGGTGAACAGCTGACGTATCGGTACAAGTTTGGCCAGATGGATATTTTTGAAGACGGCGGCCTGTGTGACCAGGTGGTTAATGATCTGGATCGGGAGTTGTCAAAGTGATGCCGCTTGACTACACCCATATCGAGCATGACGGAACGCCATGGAAGGAGGTCAACGGCGAGTGGTTTTTCTGGCGTGAAGCTTGGGGCTGGTGTCAGTATGTCGGTTCTAAAAATCAGAATTTTTTTAACAAATTTAAATAGGTATAATGTTTTGAACTGTTTTAAGAAATACAACCAATGACATTGATTAGTGAAATAACAAAAAAGATAAGTGTTGCTGAGTTACTAACCATTCTCTTTATTTTAAGTGTAGGTATATCACTGTTATATAAATATGGATTTTATGAAGCACTAGGTATTAGTTGGTATATCTTTACACTATCTCCGCAACAGTTATTTTTGTCGTCTATTAATTTAATATTTTTCTCTATATTGGGAATTATAATGGGTTTTTTTAATTCTCTTTATAATGAAAAATACTGGGAAGTCTCTTTAGTAGGATTTATTGCAATTACTGTGATTGCTTTCTTAAGTACACTTGTTAATTTTCCTTTACTTTCTCGAGGATTATATATATTGACGACAAGTGCAACACTCGTAATGTCTGCAATTAATTTTTTCATCTATTCCAGAAAAATAGCGAATGAGAATATACATGAAAATTATAGTTTTATGAAAAAGGCTGGTTATCCAATAATGTCAATAATTATCATAGCAGCACTTTTAGGCGTTGTTTATTATGAAGGAGGTCAAGAGGCTGATAGATACTCCCTTCTTTCTTTTTCTAAAAGTATTGTTAAATTAAAAGATAAAACTGAGGGTTGGATCTTAATTGAAATGAATGGAGACAAAGTTTTATTAATGAAACAGGTAGAAGGTAAGAGAGTATTTAAAATAGTTGAGTATAAAGAGGTGGATGAAATTATTTCCGAATGGAACAGAATTAAAACTATTTAGTAATTCAATTTTTACTTGTCAAGAGGAAAAATTAGCAAAATTATATGATAAATTAGACTTTTATTAAGAGATAAAGTTAGAAAGAATGGACCTAGATGATTTAATAAAACTAGCAAAATCAGATTCTGATAAGACTAAAGATGCAAAAAATATCTTAGCAGAATTTTTAGCAACTAAAAAGGAATTAAGAACTCAGTATAAAACTCTTGAAAAAAGATTAAAAAGCAAATTCGAACATGACATTGTTGAATTTTCTAAAGCTAGACAGGAATTTAATCTAACTGAAAAAATTGAAACTAAGGAAATTCAGGTAGGCACTAGTAATATTTTTTTAAAATTTATTGATGAACCTTCAGAGATTTTAGAGTTTTTTTTAGAAAAGAGTCTACATATAGCCCGTGAAGACATTAAAGATTATTTTATTATTGATTTATCACCTTTAAAAAATCCTACACATAAATGTAGTAATGTTTATTTAAATGATGAATTAAAAAGTAAGATTAAGAATTTTCAGCTAAATAATAATGAGGTGATAATAAATAACCATGATCTTTCATTAATTGAAAATCGTATAACTTATCTAAAAGAAAAAATTGAAATGATTAGAAGTTTGGTTATTGATAACTATGTATACTCTTTAAAAAAGAGGCATAGCAAAACAATATTTAAATCTTCCTCTTTTCAGGAAGTAGTAGAAAGTGCTTTAGGCGTAGCATCGAATTTAAAATAAATACCCAACAAACTTCGAACTACTCCATACAACACTAAGCCTTGATCATTAACGATTGAGGCTTTTTTTATGGCAGCTCGTAAAACTCAAGTACCTGGTGCAACCACTACACCAGAAGAAAATAAAACCACAGAAACTGTAGAACTAACACCACAGCCTGTGCTTCATGAAAATCATGATACCGCATCAGAAACCAAAGCTGAGATCTTAGCAGCACCTGATCAAGAGGGTACAACCACTACACCAGTATCAGAAGATGATCTGGCTGTTCAATTTGCCAAGATGCAGGAACGCATGAACCGACTTGAGCAGGAAAATGCTCAGTTAAAACAGGGTTCAGTTACTTCTAGCCCAGCACCAGTCACTCAAGCAAGCCAAGCTAATACTCAGGCAAATGCACGCCGTGAATCTGTATTGACCGAACAAGGATGGACCTCAAAGGAGGTGCGTTAATGTGCGGCGGAACTATTGGGAAAGTCATTTCTAAAGTGACAGATGCAGTTGGCCTTACTGATACGAAGGCTGACTCACAAGGTTTTGATGCAGAAGCAGCAGACCGTGAAGCCAAGCGCAAAGCACAAGAGGAGGCCAATGTAGCCACAGCTCAGCGTAAGAAACGTAAGGCTTCAGAAGTTCTGTCTTCTACTTCAGAAGATGAAAAGAAAACAACTTTAGGTGGCTAATATGGATGATAAAGCAGCTCAGCTATGTAAGCGCCTTCAAGAATTAAAAGCAGCTCGCTTGCCCTTTGAAGCACATTGGAAACAGTGCTATCAGTACGGCGCACCAGAGCGTCAACAGGCTTTTGATGGTGGGGATATTACATCAACACGTAATAACCAACGGGCAGAGCTGCTTGATTCAACCGCTGCTGAGGCAATTCTTTTACTTGTATCAAGTTTAATTTCAGGCACTACACCAGCAAATGCGATCTGGTTTAAAGCTGTACCTGATGGTGTAGATGATCCGGCAGAGATTACTGAGAGTGAACAGTGGCTGGATGATATATGCCAATTCATTTGGCGCAATATTCATGGTGCTAATTTTGATTCAGAAATCTTTGACCTAACACTGGACTATACCGTGGCTGGTTGGGCTGTCATGTACGAAGACATTAACCGTCGGGCTGGTGGAGGTTATGTATTTCAGAACTGGCCAATCGGTGAGTGTTATATCGCTTCAACACGACCTGATTACATCGTAGATACGATTTTCCGCGTCTATGAAATGACAGCAGCTGCAATCATCAAAGAATATGGCGAGGAGAAAGTAAGTCTGGCTGTACGTGATGCTGCAGAGAAAGAACCAGACAAACGATTCAAGATCATGCATGCCATCATGCCACGTCCTGAGTATAAACAGCCTATAGATGATCGGCCATTGTTACCCAAGCATATGGCTTTTGCTTCATATCATGTGGAAGTAGATAACAAAATCATTCTTAAAGAGTCTGGTTATAACGAGTTTCCATGCGCCGTGCCGCGCTATCGAAAGTTACCAGGTAGCGTATATGGCGTTGGGGCTATGTCTGTAGCCTTGCCTGATGCCAAGACAGTCAACAAGATCATGCGCGATTATTTAAGAAGCTTGGAAATAGGCGTTTTAGGTATGTATATCGCAGAGGATGATGGAACTTTAAATCCTCGCACAGTACGGCTTGGTGGTGGAAAGATCATCACTGCAGCAAGTGTAGATTCAATGAAACGTCTGGATGATGGGAAAAGTATCCAGGTATCTGATGTGGGTATTGAACGCTTACAGGCCGGCATCCGTAAAAAACTTATGGCAGATGCTTTACAACCTGCAAGTGGCCCAGCCATGACAGCAACCGAAGTGCATGTGCGTGTGGATCTGATCCGGCAACAGTTAGGTCCATTGTATGGACGCTCACAGGCTGAATTACTTACTCCATTGTTGGAACGTTCTTTTGGTTTGGCATATCGGGCGAATGCGCTAGGCGAAGCACCAGAAGAAATGCAAGGCCGTAATCTTTCATTCAAATTTATTTCACCGCTTGCACGTGCTCAGCAGCTGGAAGATGTAAGTGCTATTGAACGTCACCTGGCATTAATTGGACAGGTCGCACAAAGTGATCCATCTGTTCTGGACAACATTGATCTGGATGCAGTAGCTCAAGTTACAGGCGCTCGACTGGGTGTACCAACGGCAACCATGCGTACAGATGACCGTATTCAGGCAATACGCCAGCAAAGGGCAGAACAGCAACAGGCAGCTGCTGCACAAGAACAAGAAGCGGCAATGACTCAACAGATGAGTGGCGCTTTAGCTAAAGGCCTGGAAACTCAATTAACCAGTGAGACAATGCAATGATTTTAATTGTCGCGGTACTTGCTATTGTCTTACTGATTTCACTAGCTGGCTGGTGGAAGTGCCATAAAGAAAAATGTGATTTAGAGGCTATTAATTATCACAAGTCAGTAGCTGAAATTAAGACTATTCAGAAAATATCTCAGCTTGAGGATGCCCTTGAAAAAGCTCAAGAACATATAAAAGAACTCGCTCAAACGCCAGATCCAGAAGAAGAACAAACCCAACAAGGTCAATACGTACGTACACGGCGATTAAGACCAGCTACGCCAGTGACTTATCAGACCGTATTTGATCTGGACATTAATGGCCAGCGAGTGCTTGAACACCTAACCGCTAAATTCTGTCGGGAAGCTTTTGTATCGAATGAGCGTGGCGGTGAACGTGAAACCTGTCACCGGTTAGGCCAGCAAAGCGTTATCCATTTCATTATCAACCAAGTAAATCAATCAAACGCTCCAGCTTATTCAGAGGAAGAAAACCATGACTCATGAACAACAGAACACAAATACAGCGAACGTACCGCCAGCTGAACCAGCTCAAACTCAACAGCCACCTGTTACACCAGAAGCAACTCCGGGCAATGCAGAGCAAGTACCAGGTGAACCAGCGCAACAACAAGCACAACAACCTGCTGATAACCCACCTCCAGTGGATGAAACACCTTCTACAGGCACTGTTCCCGAAAGTTTTGAAGCATACGATATTGCAATTGAAGGTTTCGATTTAGAAGCCTTTTCATCCCATGAAAGCAATAAAGCTTTTCTGGAAAAAGCACATGGATTAGGGATTTCAAATGAACAGATGACTGCTGTTTTAGAAGCGTACGAGCAACATGCCGCTGTACAGGTTGAAGTACTCCAGGAAGAGTGGGGCACAGAATTTGAAAGCAATCTTCGTTTTGCCCAGCAAGCGGCTAAAGCTGCTGGTTTAACTATGGATGATATTGACTCACCAACGTTCGGTATCAAGCTCGCCGCATTCTATGGCAAGCAATTACAAGAAGATATGCCACCTGTAAATACCCAACCAACTGGGGGGATTGATGTTCAACAATTAATGTCGTCAGAAGCATATTTGAATGAAAGCCATCCAGACCACAAGCGTGTGTATGCACAAGTTCAAAGCTTTTATGAACAACAATTTAAATGATAAGGAGATTAGCTTATGCCATTAGCTAATTTGAATAAAATTACGGCGGCTTTCGTTCAGCAGTTCCATGATAACTATGAAGTTGCATGTGCTCAGAATGAATCACGATTACTAAAAACCGTAGTAAATCGTGGTCGTATTGAAGGGGAGTCATTCACCATTAACGATATGGGCCAAGTGGAAATGCAAGCCTCTGGTGCTCGTTTTGGTGATACTCAGTGGACTATTCCTGATGTGGGTGTACGTACTGCAATCATGTCAGACTGGGATTTATTTATCCCTATTGAAAGCCGTGATATTCCTAAACTAAAAGCACATCCAAATGACAAGTATATCAAGCTACTAAAAAGTGCACGTGACCGTAAAACTGATGACTTGATCTATCACGCTTTAGTGGGTGGTGTAACACGCACTGTTGTAGATGATTCGGGTGCTAAAACGGTTTCTACTGTACAACTGCCAGCCTCCCAGATCATTCTGTCTGGCTTTGGCTCTTTAAAACAGCAGCTTGTGAAAGCAAAAGCAATTTTCCGTGCTAATGAATGCGATGAGCATAACGGCGAAAACCTTTATATTCTCTATACATCAACAATGCTGGAAAAAATCTTAAGTGACACTACATTAACTTCGGCAGATTTCATGGCCGGTAAAATGCTGCAGGAAGGTGGTGTAGGTGGTAAATGGTTAGGCTTCAACTGGATTCCGTATGAAAAGTTGAAACAGGGTGCCGCCGTAGGTGAGATGCGTACTGTTGCTTACTCTGGTACAGCTTGCCACTTCGGTGATGCTGCAATTACTGACTTCGGTATCACAGCTCGACCAGACAAGAAAAACATTAAACAGGTTGGTAGTGTTCACTCATTCGGTGCAGGACGTTCGAATGAGCAGAAGGTAGTAACAATTGACTTTGTAGTTTAACTGGGGTTTTGCCTCACATCTTGACCGGGGTGTGAGGTCTTTTCTATTTTTAAGGATTGAATTTTTGTGGTGCAAACCCATATTAAAAAGGAATTTAAATAAAGAGTAATAAATAAAATGAGTTATACGGAAATCCAACAACGCTTAGAAGAAGAACGCAAAATTTTGGCGATGCATCAGCAAAATTTAGATGCCTTTATAGATCAAGGTTATAAAAATTTTGTTAGTGAAGATACACTTCGACAAATGCTTCTTAAAAATGAATCTGTTGTAGAAAAATATAATTCAGAATTTAATAGATTAATTTCTGAAATAAACTTATCTGGTCGAAAAATAGCAGACCTTACTCTTGAATTAAAAAATTTTGTTATTAGGAATGCGTAAGTTGAAATAATTATCTAGTTAGTTTACCCAACAAACTTAATCAGAACCCCGACAACTATAAGTAAAAGTTATCGGGGTTTTTCTTATGGCGGCAACTAAAGTCAGCATCTGTAATGCAGCATTACGCGCTATTGGTGCAAAACGCATCTCAAGTTTTGATGAAGATTCAGAAGAGGCAGAACATTGTCGTGATATTTACGATCAAATACGTCTTTCTCTACTGCGTAAGCATCCTTGGTCATGTGCCAAAAAGCGAGCCATTCTTTCACCTGTAAGTACATATCCAAACTTTGGCTATGCTTATGCATTCCCATTGCCGGATGATTATGTGCGTGTGATTGATACCAGTATTGAAAGTTATGAAATTGAGAACCGGTACATACTTGCTGATACTAACCGGATCAACCTGATATATATCTTCGATAATGATAATGAAGCCACTTGGGACCCGATGTTATGTGAAGCACTTAGCTTAAAAATGGCATCAAGCATGTGTAAACCTATTACTGGAAGTGATGCTGCCGGTGATAGTGCCGAAATTAAATTTAAGGAATTGATCAAGGAAGCACGAAATATCAATGCTCAGGAACGGCCAAGCCAGGATCTACAGTGGTCTGATTCCTCATATCTGGAGGGTCGTTACTAATGAGAACCTGGATACTGAAAAATAATCTCAGCAGTGGTGAGCTTAGCCCACTTTTATGGACCAGAACCGATGTGCAGCAGTATGCAAACGGCGCAAAGAAACTATTAAATGCTTTGCCATTGGTTGAGGGCGGCGCAAAGAAAAGACCAGGAACTAAATTTAGAGCAATTATGGCTGGAGCTTTACGCCTGATTCCATTCATTGCCAATTCAGAAAATACGTATCTGATTATTCTTGGTATCAAGACACTTAAAGTGTTTAATCCAAGAAATTACTCAATAGTCTATGAAGTAGCTACGCCGTACGATACTGAAAAGAAAGTACGTGAGGTGCAGTTTGCCCATACAAAGTACCGCATGTTCTTTGTCCAGGGAGATACACCAGTACATCGTTTTATTTGTTCAGCAGACTTTACCAATTGGCAATTTGCACCCTTTACGTTTAGTGTTCACCCAAATGATGAATTGGGTACCAGTCCCAATGTTGCGCTTAAGCCTTCTGGGGTAGAAGTGGGTAAACTTATTTTACTTACTGCTACTGCATTCCCTGCATGGGTAGCAGGTGAAACCTATCTGACAGGGGAGCGGGTTATACACAACAATAAGACATGGAAAGCATTATCAGATAATAAAGGATCTGAGCCAGCAGTCAGCAATACAAATTGGGAAGAAGTGACTGGAGGCAATGCCAATGTTTTCACTCCTGAGCACATCGGTTCCATTGTTGAAATCAACGGTGGCCAAGTAAAGATTACTAACTTTGATACTAACCGTTCAGTGTTTGGTGAAGTGGTGGTGAAACTAACTACTGATATTCAGGCGATTGCTAAATCATGGTCTTTAAAAACACTAGCGTTTAGTGCTGATAGCGGCTATCCGCGTACAGTCTGCTTTTTTAAACAACGTCTGGTATTTGCCAATACCAAAGCCAGTCCTAACCAGATGTGGTTTAGCCGTATTGCAGACGATGGTAATTTTCTTGAAACAACCGAGGATGCTGATGCTTTTAGTATTGCATCCAGTTCAGCACAGTCAGATAACATTCTACATTTGGCCCAGCGTGGTGGCGTGGTTGCACTTACAGGTGGCTCTGAATTTCTAATCAGCTCTACTGGTGCATTAACACCAGCCTCAGCACAAATTGACCAACACACAAGCTATGGGGTGCAGAAGGACGTTAAACCCATTATGGTGGGTAACGAGCTATTATTTGTTCAACGTGGTGGAGAATGGTTGCGTGCTCTAACCTACGATTTCCAGTCTGATGGTCTGATTTCACCTGAGCTTTCAATCATTGCCCGGCATATCACAGAAGATCACGGTGGTATTAAGGAACTCACCTATCAACAAACACCTAGCAGTATTGTGTGGGTTGTACTGAATGATGGAAAGGTAGCAAGTATTACGCTGAACCGTGAGCAGAGTATGAATGCCTGGGCTCAACATGATTTTGGAGGTCTTGCGCTATCTATGTCTGCATTGCCTACCACACTTGGTGAAGATCAGTGTTTCATCCTTATTCAACGCAACGGCAATATAGTGCTCGAGGAGTTGAAAGAGACCGCACAGAGTGATTGTGAAATAGAATTTTTTGTAGCTCAAGGTAAAACACCGACAACCGGTTTACATTTGGAACTTTTTAAAGAACCACTGGTGAATTTTCAAAATGAGTATGGATATTTCTATAGTGATATTTCTATTTCAGGTACCACACTAGATTTAAATGATGCTGAAATTAATCAGCTAGTAAGACTTGGCCAACCTTTTAATTTTGAAGTTGACTTATTGCCACCAGACTTTAGCCAGTCACCAGCTACAGCCATGTTCAATAAAATTATTGTGCATGAAGCTGCTATTTATTTGAACCAGTCAATTGGTGGTTTTATCAATGGTAAAGAGTTTTCAACCAAGCTTTATAACCAGAATGCGTTTAATAACCTGCCATATACCGGTTATGCCATAGAAACATTGCAGGGTTGGAAAACCTTGCATGAACTCGAACTTAAAATAACACACAACAAACCTCAGCCATTTCACATGCAATCTATTTCTATTCGGGTATCAATCAACGAGAAATAGAATGTTTGAAGTAAGAACAGCAACACTTGCAGACTTGGAGACGCTTGTTGATTTTGGCAAGCGTCTCACTCAAGAGTCACCAAATTTTAGTAAGCAAGGCCTACATGAACCTACAGTCAGAGCCTTTCTGAGCCACCTTATTGAATACCTGCAATCTGTTTTTCTGGTGTACGACACGTCACACAATCCCATTGGTGCATTAATTGGCGAGACTGGGCTTTGCTGGCGTACCGGTCATGTTCTGGCTTTTGAACATGGTGTATATGTCTTGCCGGAGCACCGTAAATCTGGTGCTGCTGCGAAACTGGTACAGCATTACATTGAATGGGCCAAATCTCAGGGCGCGAACCGTATTCAACTTGGCACTATGTCAGGCATCCATGCAAACAAAACCGTTCAGTTTTATGAGCATCTGGGATTGAAACTTACAGGATATGTTTTAGAGAAGGAGATTAACCATGTGTAGTGGAGGAGGAATATCTTCAAGCTTTAAAGCATTGCAGGGCTATAGCAATGCCGTGACAGCAGATGCTGTTTCAAAAGGTAATGCTAAAACAGTACGTTCGGTTGCTAATCTCCAGGCTTCAAAGATTAAAGAAGATGGCAAAAGAAATGCGTCAAGTGCACGAGCAGTTGCCGCAGAAAATGGTCTTGATGTAGATGTGGGTGCAGCAGCTCTTATCGAAAATGAGCACCTTTTAGATGCTGAATATAATGCTGAAATGACCAAGAGAGGCGCAGGTTACCAAGCTGAAAGAATTCGACGTGAAGGCAAAATGCAGCGTAATAACTATAGTATGGAAGCAACGAGCGATTTATTTAACGCTGTAGGTCAGCTCAGTGGAGGATGGAAATAATGGCGATTATCCCACGTTCACAAGGTCGTATTATTCCTGATGCACCGATGGCGCGGCAAGTGCCGCTGACAGGCGTGAGTCGCATGGGTGATGCAATTGGTGGCGCATTAGAACAACGCGAAGCACAGCGACAGGAACAGGAGGTTAGTGCTAAACGTGTTGAGCTTTATAACAACGATCTGGCAGAAAAAGAAGCCAAGGCAAAAGTCGATGATGTATTGTCTACAGGCTTCGCAGAAAAAGTAACTTTGTTGCGTAATGACGTGGCTAATGGTGTGCGAAAAGCACAAGATGCTGATACAGAATTACAAACATGGTCCGCTGAGCAGTTTAAGCAGATGGAAAATGATCTGCCTGTTCATGCCCGTGAGCAGTTCCAGCAATACTGGAATAGTTCAGTCAACAAGCAGCGCTCTAACTTTCTCCCACTACAGTTAAAAGTTGACGAACAGAAAGATAGTCAATTGGCAGAACGCTTTTTTCAAATATCTACCCGATTGGCACCTGGAGCTCGCAAGCAATATTTACAGGAAAATCTTGCAGCATTAAATATCTCACAAACTGCCAAGGCAGATTTACTTTACAACCTTGATGTTACCTCGGATCAGATGGATATTGACCAGCGCGTAACAGCCGCAGTTGATAGTTCAAATACTGAAGCTTTGCAGGCACTGGTTACCGATCTGGATAGCGGTAAATATGGATATCTGGATGGGCCGACCATTCAGAAAAATAAAGCATCTGCATTAAGTCGCCTACGCACAATTCAGGATCGTCAGGAAATTGAGCAGAAAAAACGTGAAACCGAGGCTGAAAAAAATCTGAATAATTTTGTCAGTAATGTTTTAACTGGTCGAGAGCTGGACAAGTCCTATATAGAAAATGTTGGTGCATTGGTATCTGGCACATCAATGCAGGGCGAGTATGAGTTCTATCTCAAGCAGTCAGATAACTTTCAAAGCTTTTCTAAGCTTAGCTCAGCAGAGCAAGCTAGAAGGATCAGTGACATGAAAGCTCAAATTGCTAACAGTCCATCCGCTGACCCGGTTGCAGAGAACAAGATACTGAGTGCTTATGAGCGTATCTATGATGATCGTATGAGCACCTTAAAAGATGATCCAAATCTGGGATTGCGTGAACGTGGCATTCAGTTGCCTGATCTTGATCCTGCTGAAATGAAACTGGCGCCAGCTTCGGCAGCCAAAAAACTTGTAGAGATTGGTTCCTATCAAATTGCACAGAAAAAGAAAGACCCAAATGCGGTACTCAAGCCAATTAGTCCAGCAGAAGTTAATGGTCTTAAAGATTCTTTTGATGCAATGCCAGTTAATCAAAAGTTAGATTTTATTGGCAGCTTGATCAGTGAAAGCCGAGGCATTAAAGATGGGCCTAAAATATGGGGTTCAGTGCTGGGTCAGCTTGGTGGTGGCGATATGTCTTATGTTATGGCAGGCGTGGCCAGAATGAATAATTTCAGATCGCAAAAAGGTGAAGATGTTTCAGCAGCAATTATTAGCGGTACCCAAGTATTGAAAAATAAGCAGATGATCATGCCTAAAGATGATCTGTTAAAACAGCAATTCAATGAATATGTGGGTCAGTCAGCTAGTGGCTCAACAGCAAATATGACGTTTGCCGCTTACAAGTCAATCTACGCACATCTAACAGAGCGTGAAGCTTATCAACATAAAGATAAAGATGATATTAGCAACAGCATTAGTAAAACCGCTTTAAGTATGGCGACTGGCGGTACTTACTCTCAAGGCAACTTCAAGAGTTATACAGGCGGCGATATTCGTGACTGGAAAGTATCAAAGCCTTACGGAATGAGTGACAGCCGTTTTGAAGCCCACCTTGAAGGAATTTATCAAGGACTTTCGAAAAAACATGGTGTGCCTGAATCTGAATTACGTTCATTACGCTTACGTCGTGGGGAGCCTAATCCAAAAACAGGAGCTATTACTTATGACCTGATCAATGAGCGTGGTACAGCACTCTATAACGGGACTATGCCGGAGGGGATTAAAAAATGAGTAACTGGTTGTCAGAATATTCAGGTGAAGATCAGCGTCAGATTGATGAACTGAATGCAAAAGGATTGCAGCATAAGGACACCACACCTAAAGAAGCACCCGGTGCTTTTAGTGGTGCAATTTTAGCGCCATTACGCGGAACAGGTGCAGGCTTTGCAAAAGCGGCTGATACCATTGCCAAACCTATTACCGCCATAGCTGATCGCCTGGAATATACGGTAAAGGATTTATCTAATGATGACTTTATAGAGCCTTATCAGGAGTTCAAGGACAAGAAGGAAAATGCCCGGAATTCACTGATTCTTGAAGGTGTAAAAGCACTAGAAGATAAAGAAAATACGGGCATAGTTGGCAATATCGGCTTTGCTTTAGGTGATTATGCCACACGTGCAGTTGTTGGTAGTTTAGGAGGCGGAACGGCAGGAGCAGCACTGGTAACCGGTCTTTCTGAAACTGATTACAACTATAAGGATCTGGTGGACCAAGGTGTTGATTCTGATACAGCACTTAAAACTGCTGCAATAGATGGAACTGTGGCTGGTATATCCACTGCTTTTCCCTTGTCATTCAGTCTTAAGGGGAAGGGTGGTCTGGTTAAAGATGCGGTCATTTCAGTCGGTGGTGCCACAGCAGTCTCTACCGGTGGGCAAGCTTTATCTGGTGAAATTCTTGAATCAGAAGGATATGAAAAGCAGGCTAAAAAATATGAAGTTACGCCTGAAAGTATCGGTACTGAAGTTCTTTTAAATGGTCTGTTGTTTGGTGCTGGTCGGTATATACAGGGCCGCTTAAATACTGATGTAGAGGCAGAGTTATCAAGCCTTGATGTAGATCAAATTGAAGCTCGAAACACACAGATTGAAGCTGCACTTGAAGTTAATCGCATACAACTTGATGATACATCTATACCGGTTAAGCCAAGCAATCCAATTCAGCACAATAACCACTTAAAAAACCTGAATGATGCTACAGAAAGCATTAGGGCAGGCCGACCTGTGAATGTGGTCCACTCAGTACATGGTGATGAGAAGCAAAGATCAATTAATTATGAAACTATGTCTCTACCTGGCCAAGGTAAAAATATTGCTAAACGTGCACAGCAGGAAGGTGTAGACCCTTCGGTTGCCTTAACAATCAGTCATCTTGAAACAGGGGGAAAGTTCAACTCATCTGCCAAGAATGGTTCATCTACGGCTCACGGTGTTTTCCAGGTACTAGATAAAACTTGGAGAAACTTAGGCGGTGGTAATCGTAACGATGTAAACGAACAGATCCGTATTGGCCTGAAACATATCAAGATGGCGAATAGTTATATTGACAAGAAACTTGGCAGACCACCAATTGCTCATGAGCAATATTTAGGGCATCTGCTAGGTCCTGCCGGTGCAGTCAAGGTTTTAAAGGCAGATCCAAATCGACCTTTAATTGATGTAGTTCGTGAGTATGACCCGAAGTACGCCAATGATATTGTGAAGAATAACGGCATGTCAGGGCTAAGCGTTGGCCAAGCTATCAACAAATGGCGCAACAAGTGGAATGCGCTTAGTGCGCGTTACGGCGGATCTGGTACCAGCACAGCTTATGGTATGGATGGCTCAAGCTATGATGTGGCTTATGAAGTTCGTGACCTGAATGAGTTGATTACATCAAATGACGCACTATATGGAGTAAATCCAGCTTATCCTTCAGAGCTACAGCCTCGTGACCGTACCCGTGCTGCTTCACGGCAGCAGATTGAAAATATGGCTAATGACTTAAAACCTGAGCTGCTGGGTGAGTCTTATAAATTGAGTGATGGTGCACCAATTATTGGCATAGACAATGTAGTGGAATCCGGTAATGGTCGAACGCTAGCAATAGGCAAGGCTTATGAATCTGGACGTGCTGATGCATATCATGATTTTGTTCAGAATTGGGCTAATGAACGTGGTATGGATATATCGGGTATAAATAGCCCTGTTTTAGTACGTACACGCTTAACTGATACTGACCGGGTAGAGTTTGCCAGATTAGCCAATGAATCTGACGTGGCTCAATTCAGCGCATCTGAGCGCGCAGTTTCTGATGTAGATCGGCTGCCTGATGCATCACTTCTTAAAATCAATAATGATGGGACGATCAATTTAGATGGCTCAATGGATTTTGTGCGGAACTTCGTCAACCAGTTGCCACAATCAGAACGTGCTAGTGTAATGACATCAGAAGGACGTTTATCGCAAGAAGGTAAGCGCCGGATTGAATCCGCTATGGTGCAACGTACCTATGGTGACTCTAGTCTTGTAACACGCCTTGCTGAAAATCTGGATGATGATAGCAAGAATGTTTTAAATGCTCTGCTTCGTGCTGCACCACAATTAGCCCAGCTTGGTGATCTGGTTAAACAAGGCGGCCGACATCAAAATACAATTGCTCAAGACTTGGCACAAGCGGCACAAAAGCTGAGTAATTTAAAAGCTAATGGTTTGCGTGTAGATGATTATTTAAGTCAGGGGCAATTAATTGATGATGGGCTTTCACCTGGTGCACGTGATTTTCTTAATGTCTTTGACCAAAATAAGCGTAGTGCCAAAGCCATTTCAGACAATATTCAAAGTGAGATTGACCGGATCGAAGGTATGGGTGATCCGCGTCAGGGTTCGCTATTTGGCAATGATTCATCAGAAGAAAAGGCCGCTTTGGATATTATCTTTAATAATCCCGATCAGGAAATTTCTGTTAGCCGTATGCGACCAGATGGAGAAATTGAGGAAATTACCATGACCTTGCGCGAGCGTCTGGATGAACTGGAAGCCGAAGCACGTCAGGCACAGCAGGATATTTTCGCCACTGAAACAGCGATTAGTTGTGCTTTACAGTTTGGGGAATAAATTACCCAACAAACTAAAACTTAGTGAATGCTCAGATGATGAAAATTATCTGGGCATTTTTATTATGAAAGATCAATGCAAGGCCGCCGTAGCAAAGGCACTCGGCAAGGCAACTTTAAACCAGCAGGAAGCAACCGACATTGAAAACCGGATCAAGGACGCGATGAAGTCTTTGGCCAAACAGGATATCCAGAACTGGCGCAATTTATCCGATGCTGAAAAACTGGTGAAGGCTGGTGAATTTGTGGCACAGGATATTCAGGCACAACTAAAACGAAAACATGCCATTGCAGCACGTGACATCCTGACCCAAAACAAAAACCTTGCCTTGCTGGATCATCCAACTCTATCAGCCAGTGAAGTGGTGGATCGTATGGTTGCAGCGCATGGTGATATGTCCGGCATCCAATCAATTGATACTAAAGCGCGTGCGATTGCATCCGTTTACCGTGGTGAGCTGGTGGACTTCTATACCAATATCAAAGGCGGTCTAGGCGTATTCACAGATAAGGAGCTGGTACAGAAGATTGTCCGTGAGCGATTCAATGACAATACAGGCGACCCGTTGGCCAAGAAAATCAGCGACAAGATGGGTGAGGTTTTTGAAGGTATGCGCGAACGCTTTAACCGTGCTGGTGGTGATATTGGCAAGCTTGATGATTGGGGATTACCGCAGACACACAGCCTTGAAAAGATCGTGAAGGCAGGGAAACAGGCTTGGGTACAGAAAGCGGAAGGCTTAATCGACACTTCAAAATACGTGCATGAGGATGGTACATACTATTCACAGCAAGAGATCCGCGAACTCCTCGAGCACTCATTCGATACTCTGAGCAGCAACGGCGCAAATAAAACCGAAGTAGGCCGTCAGTCTTTTGGTGGTAATTCCAAAGTGACCAGCCGACATTCTGAAAGCCGAGTCCTGCATTTTAAAGATGCTGAATCATGGATGGAATATCAGGCAGAGTTCGGTGGCATGCCGTTTGTAGACTTGGTGGAAGCTCATATAAATGGCCTCTCGAAAGATATTGCACTTGCTGAAAACTTAGGAAGTAATCCCAAAAATGCAATGCGTATATTGATGGATGCAGCAAAGCAAAAAGACTGGCAAAAAGGTTTAGATGCCGAGAAAACAGGCCGTATACGTAAACGTGCTCAAACGATGTTTGATGAGTTTACAGGACAGAATACACCGCAATCCGAAGTCCTGGCTAATCTCGGCCTTACATACCGATCTATGAATGTAGCTGCCATGCTGGGTGGCACCACTCTATCTTCAGTAACTGATCAGGCTATGATTGCCAAAACAGCTTCAATTCATAGTATCGCTTACCGTAAAACGTTTGGTGAACTATTATCCCAATTGAATCCAGCCAATAAAGCAGATCGTGAATTAGCTCATTCACTCGGTCTGGCCACAGAAGAAATGTTAGGTTCTATTGCACGATGGTCTGATGATGGTCTTACATCTATCAGCGGCAAGACACAGAAACTGGCACGTGTTTCAAGCTCCCTTGCTACGCAAGTCATGCGTTTATCAGGTCTTAATGCCCTTACATCAGCCTCCAAAGTTGGTTTTACTAAAATGCTAATGGAGAAATACGGCCGTTTGTCTCGATCTAAAGCTTGGAAAGATTTAAGTATTGATGATCGTGAACTCATGGAGAAGACCGGATTATCAGAACGTGCTTGGGAAGTCATGCGCCTAGCTGATCCTGTGGTAGATCGCAAGGGCAATCAATTAATGTCAGCGCGTTCTATCTATGAAATTCCGGATGAAAAGCTTTTAGCATTTGGTGACCCCTCACGTGTAAGAGATGAGATAGCTTCACAATTTCAGGCACATTTATTGGATGAGCAAGGCATGGCCGTAGTTGAAGCAGGATTGCGTGAGCGAACCTGGATGAATCCCGGCACCAGAAAAGGTACAGCAATGGGGGAAATCCTTAAATCTATGCTTCAGTTCAAATCATTTTCAGCAGCCTTTCTGATGCGACACGGTAGCCGGGCAATGAGTCAACCAACTAAAGCCAGTAAGGTAGGGTACGCAACTTCACTGATTGCCATGACCACTGTATTAGGGGGGCTGGTTGTTCAGTTGAAAGAACTGGCCAATGGTAATGATCCTGCCACGATGTGGGACAGTGATGACCCAGAAAAGACAGTAGATTTCTTTAAACGTTCTTTTGTTGCTGGCGGTGGTTTGCCAGTGTTAGGCGATATTCTGGTGGCAGGAATGGATACCAGTGGCCATGATGCAGGTGATTTTATAGCTGGTCCGTTTGGATCTGATTTTAAAACAGCTCTCAATCTAACAATAGGAAATGCCACGCAAGCTGCTAACGGTATTGATACCAATTTTGGCAATGAAGCCTTTAAGGCAGTAAAATCGAAAATACCTGGTCAAAACCTCTGGTACACAAAAGCGGCAACGAATCGCTTAATTTTTGATGAAATGCAGGATATAATTGCTCCAGGCTACCGTGAAAAACTACTAAGGAAGGCCGAGAGAGAACAAGACCGTACCCGATACTGGGGCGATGATTTAGGCGATATTCAAGCGCCAGATTTTGAGAGGACTATACAGTGATAGGATGGAAATATAAGGGGCGAAATTACTATTTTAATCATTTTAATGCCTTGGCATTCACTGGTATGTTCATTATATTGCCTTTGATTTATGGCTGGATTGAGGGCTTTATTCCGGGAATTTTTTATGACAAGTTTTTCTTTATTACTTTTATTATAACTATGCTGTTTTATATCTATGCTATTTTTAAAACCTGTGTAAATTCATACGAAACTTATTATTACGATGAAAATGGTAAACGTATAAATGGAGAAGAGCCCGTAGAGCTGAAGGAAAAAAGAATAGACAAATTAAAAAGTAAATAACACCCAACAAACCTGATTTTAATCCCCCCTATAACAGCTATATACGGGGGATTTTTTATGCGTGATGATCAAATTATAGAACTTGAGGATTTGTCAGAGAAAATGACAGACGACCTGATCAAGATTGCATATGCAGCATCTGATTGCGGATTTGACACTCCGGAAGATCGTGGCAATAAGGTCTGGCTGTATAAAGGTTTAAATCAGTGTGCATCTGCTATCACAAAAGTAGAGCAAGTTTTAGCGTACCGTCGAGGGGATATACCACCAAGCAGTTCCACAGAAGCAACTCAGAAAAAACATGAAGAAAATCTTATTGAAAGTGCCAAGAAAGCTATAGAAGAAGTACGATCCAAGAGGCTGAGCTAATGCAAAAGGCTTCATTTGCTGAGTTTTATATACTTTGGGATAAGTACCTGAAGAGGAAAACGCCTCTTTTTCATATAGAAGTATGTGACTGGATGGAAAATTTATCTGAGGAAGTTGACAACCTTCTCATGTTGCCACGTGGTCATAACAAATCAGGTATTGTGGTTGTTTTCAATGCTTGGCGCTATTACCGGGATAAAGATGATCTAATCCTTCACCAAGGAGCAAATGATCCAGATGCGGAAAAATGCTCAAATGGTGTTCAGTATGTATTGGAAAACCATCCTCTATGCCAAGCTACAGGTATTAAAAAACGTGATGGGGGAATACGTCGATGGTGGGTAGAAGGAGCAAATGATACCAGATACGGCTCAATGTATGCTCGTGGCATCCTTTCTACCGTAACTGGACAGCGCGCTACCCATATTCAAAATGACGATGTAGAAGTACCAAGCAATGTTAATACACCTGAAAATATTGAAAAATTAAAATTTAGACTGCAAGAGCAACCTTTTATCTTGGTACCCGGGGGCACTACTCTGTTTATTGGTACTCCGCATAGTCACGACTCAATATACAAAGAAATGCAGGAATCTAAGGCAAACTGTTTTATACGGCGAATGTTTTCTAAGGAAAGACGCATTCGAGATACTCAAGAAGCGCTTTTAGATTTTTATCCTGAATATGTATTTTCTGGAATCCACAAATTCAGTCGCTGCTTGGAAGAAGGAGTGGATTTCACAGTGTCTAAGATCAATAAGCTATATCACATAAAGATTAATGAAAAATTTGGTGTGGTTGACCTTTATGCAGATGCTTTATGGCCAGAACGATTTACCAAGCAAGAGATGACTAAAAGGCGAAAAAAGTGTCGTACGCTCAACGCATGGGATTCACAGTATCAACTTCATGCCAAACCAATCACTAATGTTCGCCTAGACCCCGACAAAATGATCCCTTACGACTGCGAGCCAGTATTACGCCGTGCTAATGGCAGTTACATTATGATGCTAGGGGAGCGTCAAATTGTTGGTATGACAATGCGCTGGGATCCATCCTCTGGAAAGACGAAATCTGATATTTCCAATGTTGCACTAGTGCTTCATGACGACTTTGGCACTAAATATTGGCATCGTTCATTAGCTCTTACAGGCGAGGTAAGTGAACATGATGGGCAGGGTAATATTATAGGTGGGCAAGTTTGGCAGTTATGCGATCTTATTGAAGAATTTAATGTTCCAAGAATAACAATTGAAACGAATGGTCCAGGAACATTTGCACCATCAGCATTAAAAGGTGCACTGAAGAAGCGCCGTATTCGCTGCGGTGTAGCCGAAGTACATAACTCTATTGCAAAAAATAAACGTATTCTTGAGGCACTTGAAGGGCCATTACTATCAGGCTTACTGTGGGTACACACTTCTGTTGTTGATACGCCAGAAGAAGGTGAAAATTCGTCACCAGCTTATAAAAAAATGAGAATGTTTAATCCAGCCATTACAAACCAGCCAGATGATGAACTTGACTCATTAGCAGGAGCAATCACCGACTCTCCTGAACGTGTAGGAAAAATACACAACGGACTTGAGCCTAATGAGTCCCCTAATTGGAGAACAGATGGTGGCGTTACTGATGCTGCCTTGGACTTTGAAGAATATTAGGGGTGAATCATGGCAGTGCCTGAGCAATTACCAATCGTAAGCTATGTGGCCAATGGTGCCACTGATCATTTTAATATTACGTTTGATCTTTCAGATGAGCATTTTTTGGTTGTCACAGTAAATAATGAAATACCACCTGTAGGCACTTTTACTGTTCAGGATAATGATGTCATTTTCCATATAATGCCGGAAGCAGGGACAATTATTACGCTTGCACGTGATACTGATCTTGAACGTGAAACCAATTACTCCCGTTACGATAACTCATTTAATCCGGCAGCCTTAAACTGGGACTTAGATAAGCTATGGCATGTACTACAAGAACAAAACTTAGTTGATGCAAAAATTTTAGCGCGTATCAAATCTGAGATTGAATGGCGACGTACTCATGATTTTAATTATGATGAGCTGGCTCAGGTTCGTGAAAAACAGCAATTCGATGCATTGAAAAGTTATAGCGAAGCACTTTTAGCCTCTGCCAATCCAGGAGTATTTCAGGGCGTTATCGCTGGCGTAGTTTTTGCCCGGGATGGCAAGAGCATTCAAACCCATCTGGAAGAAATTTTAGAGTCATTGGTTCAAGAGCGTGAAAGCATTAAACTTAAAGCTGCAAAAACCTACGTAGATGAACAGCTACTTAATAAACAAGAACAGATAGATTCTAAAGCACCTCTCGCAGTCACTGACACCCTGCAACAACAAAAAGTAGATAAAGTTTATTTTGATAACACGCTGTCCAGCTTTCAAAACGGGGCTGTTAAAGCTTACCCAACCTTGGCTGCTGCTAATGCCGACATTGCAAATATTGCACTCAATACAAAGGTTTCAGTTTTAAGCGCAACAGAAGGCGGCGACTACTACAAAGCCTCTGCTGATGCGACAAGTTTGACTAAGAGTCCCTGGGATGTTTATCAACAATCCGTAAATTTTGCAAATTCAAACGGATTATTTAGGCCCATCAATCTTACAACAGCAAACTGGATTGCAGTCGATCAGCTCAAGACTAGTGGCTGGTATATTGTTACGAGTGCAACAGTGGCAACAAGTATGGGGCTGCCGGAGCCAGCGGCGGGAATATTACTTGTTATTTCAAACTCAAGTCAGGGTTTGATACATCAAAAGTGGATGCCGTTTAACTCGAGCAAAGAATACACTCGAATTAGTAATGTTAGCGGCGTTTTCCCTGCTTTTCAAAAGTTAGCAACAAATAATGAGGTAACAGCTCAATTACAACAAGCTTTATTAGCATATCTGCCTACATCAGAAATTACAAAATATACAACAAAACCTTATGACATTATTCGCACCTCAAAGAACCTTTTTGATAAAAAATTGGTTCAGGATGGAAAATATTTAAATAACACAGGTGGTATTTTAGCGGCTGCCGGCTGGGGTATGAGTAATATGCTTCCCGTAGAGCCAAATCAGACATACACGCTATCCGGCACACGAGCACGCATCGGTTTAGCGTTTTATGTAAATGAATCTGATACTTCTCCGATTTCGGGGAGTTATGATGGGACAGCGACATTACCTCTTACGGTAACTGCACCTGCAACAGCAAAATACGTGGCGTTCAATCTTTATACTGCATCAAATCAAGCTTATAGCAATATACAGCTAGAAAAGGGTAGTGTTGCGACAAGTTATGAAGAAGCGGGAATAATCTATCAGATTGATGCTGCGTATTTAAATACCGCTGCAAATTCTTCAAAATACAATGTGAAAATTGCTGGTTCGGCAGCAACTATTAACGGGGTAGTTGATGGTATACCAATTTCAATTGATGTTTCACTTACAAAAGAAAATACACATTCTCAAAGTACAGTATTTAATTTTGCAAAAGATACAGTAAATAATATTATTCAACGTTCTAATAGCGACGATGTTGCTCCCATGCGGATGGATGGAACTACAGTCGGAGCAAATCACGGTTACCAAAAATCAAATTTAACACTCGTAGCACACGGTAAAACCACAGCAGACATTGGCTCAGTGTGGTTAAGTGGCGGTAAACAGTACGTGATCGTAGATATTGTTTCAGCGGATGTTTTAAGCGTCACATCACGCAATGATAATTCTACATTCGCTCTTGCTGAATTAACTCATGTAAGCGGCGCAACTAACACAGCAAGCTTTACACCGACAGTGACAGTATCAGCGCAATGGTATCCAGCAATTCGGGATCGTAAACTCACATGCTTTGTTGATGATAGCGCAGTTGATTTATCGAAAAATGGAACGTATGAATTCAAGAAAACTGTAAAGTTTTTAGAGTCATACAGCATTATGAAGAAATTAGATATTGTCGAATGGCTGATCGTAAATAAAGGGCAAAACTATGTGAACTATAATGCTGTGCCAGCTTATACAGTGAACTTCGGCTATACATTTGATCATGAATGCGGCTGCACAATTTATTTTGGCGGAGTGGGACGTAAAACTTTTGATCTAACTGACCAGATGATCACGCAGTCGATTCAATTGGCACAGGGAAATGGTACAGTTTATAACTATATTCCGAAGGCAGTACAATTCACAGATGTTGGCTTTACATACAATTTCTCAAAATTGGAAAATTTATACAGTAAGAATCCGTCTGATCCGATTTATTTAACTGCTGCTCGTCAGGAATCTGGAACTAATCCGATTGATCGGATCATCATGTTAAATGATCAAGTTGGATATGCTACAGGTTATTTACCTATTCTCGATGCTGCACCCAATGTTAGGCCAACCAAAGCATCAAGAAAATACTTAGAAATTCGCAACGGCACTCTAAAAATATACCCCCGATTAATCGATTCAGAATCGTTTAATAGGGTCAACAAAGGTGATACTTTTGAAGCCATAGCATATCGAGTTTATTTTCTGCGAGATCCTAATTGCACAGCAAAATATACAGTGCGTTCAAATTATGGTGACTTTTTCTTCTTACATTGGCACACATTTAGTGAGCATGAAGTTGAACTGCCTGCTGACTTGGTAGGTCGTGAGTTTGAAATTGTTGAGCAATCAAGTAACGTGGATTTAATCTCAAATTTTGCAAGTCATTCAATTATTGTTGATGTGACTAACACAAGGGCTGATGGTTATTTAGTCCTAAAGTTTAAATAAAACCCAACAAACCACCATGGACCCCGGCTTTTAATTAAGTCGGGGTTTTCGATAGAATAGTCAAGATAACCTTATAACTTTAAATAATAGTCTATTAATTCTCTAATTTTTTCAGACTTAATTACCATGCCCAGATTTAGATATTGATTATTAATAGTGAGTGTAGTTGCGTAAACGACTCCTATTAACCAAAATCTACTAAAACCACTCTGAAAAGAGTTTCCATTAGCCAACTTAAATGATGTTCCATCATTGTAAATAAAAACAGGACTTCCGCTAGATCCAGGGAAAACACCAGCATCAATCAAAAAATCAGGTTTACCACAGAAGTTTTCATGTAATGGTGTGGCTAAGTATCCTTTTCGTGCTATGGGCAAATTACTATTTGTATCTTTAAGCCCATTAGGGTAGCCGACAAATGTGACTTGCTCTAACGCTAGGATATTGTCAACATCTTCCTTAGAAGGAATACTACATATATCAATTAATCTGTAATATAAAAAAATATTATCTTTATAGAGTTGCTCTAAATAACCAGTAAAATCAAATATTGCCAAATCGTTTGTTTCATCCGGATGGAATATCCAAGACTTTTGCCATTTAACATGTTTTTTGAAAACTAATTTATATTCTCCAATTAAATTAGACATTTCTAAGTTATCGGCCTGATGAAACGTAATTGAAGCATCATAAGTGTTTTCAACTACATGCCTATTTGTTACCAAAAAAATTTTACCATAATCTCCAAAAGACATACCCATGAAAAAGGCTGTGCCTGATGTTTCCCCAATAGCATTTCTACATTCAATTTTAATAGTAGAATAATAAATATTATCAGAGAGTGAATCCCTCATTATTAAAATCCTTTGATTGATAAAAACTATAAAAATAAGTGAATCATGATCAATTAATCTTTGCAACTATTGCCGAACAAACTATCACCAACCCTGAACTTTCATAGATTCCGGGCTTTTTATTACCACAAATAGGGTGTATGCCTGACCACTACTCATCTTATTACTGCCGATTATAAATATACCCAACCGACTTTCCCTAACCCTGACTTGTAATTAAGTCAGGGTTTTTTATTACCAAAAAATAGGGGGCTATATGCCTGATAGCGAAACTTACGGGGTAAGAGTTGAGAAAAAACTTGATCAGCTCCGGCAAGAAATGGGGGAGGTTAATAACAACGTTATTCGCCTTACTGAACGAAATGAATATTACCAGTCTCAGGTAGTAGCAAATAGGCGAGATATTGACTTGCTTCAGGCAGACATGAATCAAGCCAAAGGAGGGTTAACAATCGCAAAGCTTATGGGTGGGTCTGCGATAGGGCTTTTTTTTGCTTTTGGGGGATGGTTGTTTCAAAGCAGCAATTCGCTTGCAAAAGAGAGCGCTAATGTAAACCAGAAAATAGCAATTATTGAATCCAAGCAAATCCGCATGGACACAGATCTTGCTGCAACTCGAAATCAAATTGAACAGCATAAAAAGTAAATCACCTGGAGAAAAAAATGAAATTAATTAACGATAGTGTATGGAAATTCGATTCAGTACGTTACGGAGCTTATGCAGTTCTGATTTTAACCATTCTTCAATTGGTACTTCAGGAAATCTACAACGCTCAAATCCTGCCAGCGCCATACCAGAGCATTGCATCAATTATTTTGGTATTGCTTGCAACAATAATTGGTAAGAAAAAAGCCCAGCCTGAGCTTTACCAAGATCAACCTCTAGGACTGGTTACAGTTACAGCAGGGCATTCTAATGTTGATCCAGGTGCAGTGAATGGCAAATTTAAAGAAGCTGAACTGGTGACTAATTTCCGCAATGCCGTTGCTTACTACTTGAAGAGTGCTGGTATTAGTATTAGAACTGATGGTGTGGGTACAACTAATAATCCACTAGCTTCAGCCATCAAGTTAATTAAAGGCTCATCAGTCGCAGTTGAATTTCACATGAATGCAGCAAGCTTTGGTCAGGCTAATGGGATTGAAACTATCGCATTACCTAAGGACAAGGCTTTAGCTCAAGAGCTTTCATCTGTAGTTGCTGCTGCCTTGGGTAGCCGTTTACGTGGTGACAAAGGATGGATTGATCAAAGTCAGTCAGCACGAGGCAAGTTAGGTTTTATCAGTAACGGTGGTTTAATCTTGGAGTTAGGCTTTATCTCAAATGAAGAGGAGCTAAAACGTTTTAATGCACGTTACTGGTTAGCTGCCAAAGAGGTGGCTCAAGTACTGATAGAATACGATCACAAATAAAATTAAATAAAGCTCTCTGTATGAGGGCTTATTTTTTAACTTTCTTTTAAAATTATTTAAAGAAATACAAAATATATTGTGAGTGCAACAAAATACACAGTGCAACAAATGTGCATCATATTTTATTAAGTATTTGAATAATAAAAACTATATAGCCCCAATTACGGGGGGGCTTTTTTATCGTTGAATGATTTGTATGATCTCTTGAGCAACCAGCTGGGTAAGTTGGTTCAATTTTTCTATTGGCGTACCTTCCAGAAAGTATTTAATCTCATAAAGATGATTGTGATCAGAAATTGCAATAAAAAATGTACCCACCGGTTTTTCAGATGAAGCACTACCGCCTGGTTTTAGAAGTCCTGTACAAGCAATAATTATATTAGCGCCTTTAAATAATTTATGACCTTGGATTGCCATGGCAGCTGTAACTTCTGCCGACTCAGCTGTGTATTGTTCAATAAGCATAGAATCAATTTTTAAAACATCAATCTTGATACTTGGGTCATAACTGACTAATCCTCCTAACAGGATATCTGCGCCGCTATTTTTTAAAATAGAAAACTGACTGGCCAGATAGCCAGAGCTGGCACTTTCAATAAATGCAATTTTTAATGTCTGTGTTTCAAGTAATGCGCAACATTTTTGAATTATGACCATGCTTATAGCTCTAGTTCTTATTTATTCTTAATTACTATATCTGAAAAACCACCTGATTCCACATTAAAGGAAACTGCCTTTAATTGAGTAATTTAGGTCGTAGAACTTCAATCATAAAGTCTTTTTAAATGACCTTTAAAGGATTCTGTTGGGTTTTATAGCTTAGTTGTTGCTTTAACAGGCACTAACTACTAAAGATGCATTTCTTAAAGGAAGAAAACCTGTTAAAACTAAAAATAAAGTGTGTAAAGAAGACAGGCCTTTTATGAAAACAATAGTAAAGTACATTGTGTTAAAAAGTAAGGAGTATCAATTAGGCACGCCGTTATTTGAAGAAGAACTAGATGTGGGGAGCCAGTATTTTGACCAGATTCCAAAAATTATTAACTATCAGAATCATGACTTTTGTGTGAAGTCTAAAGAGCTCAGCCGTAAACAAATTTTTGATGATTTTGAAGAATCACAAGTTATTATTGTTAAAGTAATTGCATTAAATTGAAATTGTATAAGGCAACAGTAATGTTGCCTTTTAACTTCTATTACTGAAAAAATTATTAATAGTTTTAAGAAGGTAAATATAAATTTTCATCGCTGCAATCTTTAAATTTGTAGTAACTGAAACATGAAAAGAACAAATCATACTCATATTAAAGATTAGTAGACCAAACAAGAGTACTTAGTTGATATAAAAACATCAAAAATATATATCCCTTCTCTGCTTATAGGGAATATCATGAAATTTAAAGAAATACTTGATCTGCTGATCGATCCGGAACGTACTGGATGGATAGGCGTAAAAAAAACCAATAAATTTTTTAAATATGAAAATATCTATTTAGGTATTCATATCGGTGATAAAGCCATTATTGATATGAGTCTGGTACCTCATGGAGTAAGAGAATGTTATTGTCATTTTGAAAAAACAGGCTTCAAGCTAAAGATTATTTACACTTTTGAAGCAGACTTGGAATATGATCATAGAATACTCTCTAAGCTTAATATTTTTTGTTTTGATGGCGTAGGAGGACAGCAAGCGATTATTCCTGATCTTGACACTGAGCAGGCGCCTATTGAGTTTAAAAAAGCTTTAATAGAACTCTTAAATACAGATAAAAAAATAAGGAAATATATCTTGAATCATAT